TTTGTCCAACAAGATTAGTTAATTCAGCATCTTTCCATTTTAGATAAGTCCCTTTTTGACCATTAGCATTAGTCAAAGTTGTATAAATAGTTGATGAACTTAACTGACTGTCTACAGGAATAGAATCTACTCTGTATCCATATCCGCGATTACCCATTGCTGACCATTCTTTTTCTTTGATTTGATTTTCTGTCAAAGCCCCATCATAACATGATGTAACAGTTGTCACCTCAATATCACCAGCTAAGATGTCAAAATCATAATTCATATATCTCCAAATACCAGCCACAAAGTTTGTTCTAGCTGCTGCTGTAAATTCAAGACTTACAACTGCTGCTGCTCCTTGTACCGCTGTAATTTGTTCTATAGCGTTATTTGCTACAGCTGCTGCTGTTACACCTGCGTAAGCACGGTCTAAAGTGATAGTTTCAGCTGTTGTGTCAATTGCCGTGATTTTATAAACAGGATCTGTTACTGCTGTACCAAATCTAATAAATACACCTACCGCTAAAGCTGTAGCGCCTGTAGAATCATCTACATCAGTTCCAAAAGTTACTGTCTTAGAACCATTAACAACGGCAGCTGTACCAGCGCCTGTTCCAATAATTCCACCAGCATGATCCATTATAATCTCACCAGTAATATACTGTTCTGGTTCTCTTAGCATGTTATTGTTAAAATTATTTAACAATCCTACCGCTCTTACATAGCCCTCTTCTGTAGCTGCTAATGTTTTATAAGTAGCTGATTTCATCATGGCTTTGTTGCCATAAGTAGTCATACTGTCTTTTATAACAAACCACAAGGTTGTTAATTCATCTTTTTCAACTCCATCAACTATTGGTAGGGTTTTTTTAGCGTATGTTGGGGCTGCATATACACTAGACTTAGCATTAAGTATAGAAGCCCCATTCATAAATGGTGAAAATTCTAGAATACCTTTATCGTTATATTTCGCTATACGAAATCTTTTACCAGCAATCGATGTTCCGCCAGCTCCATCAAGCCAAGTTGTATTCTCTAATTGAATCCCAATCTCTCCAGCCGCATTTGGAGCAGCAGAAGCAGAAAAGGAACTGCCTACAAAAGTGTAGGTTACATTGTTTTCTGTCATAATAATAGTTTATTTAATTAATTACCCTTCTTGCTTGACAACGCTTAAAGAGTTTAGCGCATCTGTTACAGCAATATCTACTATATTCATTAAATCTTTATCTCTTAAATTTAAAGTAGCTACTACATCAGAAGCGTAGTCTATTTTGGTTGGTTTAGTTAGATATCTATATACGTAATCACCAAGAATAATCCCAGAGGGGATTATTTCAGCATAACCAGAGATATCTATCTTCCATACCAGGTCTTCATATGGTTGTTTAAATGGGTTGTTTATATTAGCTAAATATTGATCATGTGTGATTGGTTTAGCTAAAACCCTATTACCATTAGAGTCTATAATATATTCATCTATAATTTTATATAACGTACCATCAAATACAGATCCTAATTCATAGAATTTTGAATCCGCGCTTAGTGGTGTTACACCAGCAGGAATAGATGCTTCTGCTGTTATAGTCTCGCTTACAACAAGACTTGATAATGCTCTACGAACATCTTCGTTAGTTTCAAATACCGCTGCTAATTCAGCAAAATATCTATCCTGAGCAGCATTTAAAAATCTTTCTATTTCGCTAGTTTTAAATACTTTTACTGAATCAGTCATTAACTGACCAGCTTTGTCCTCAAACAGAAGTTGCAAGTCGAGTTTATTCATTATTGATTAATTTTTTGTTCTCTTGCCAATCTTGTTTTATACTCATCAACATACATAGCAACAGCTAATTGAACTATTTCTTCGTGAATATAATCTGCTAACTGACAGTCATTTCCATCCATATCTATATCTACTGGTTTAGTTACGTATGTGATAATCATGTCAGAAATTGTTGTATAATCATCTGTTATTACCATTAATCCATCAATAACACCAGTCTCTGTAGCTACATTAGCATCATTCTTGAGTATGACTAATGGACTTTCCAATATTGGTTTATTAAATGGCGTTGTTATAACTCCTGCCATATCAGAATAATCGATCTCTTTATTTGGCACCCATTTGTTTGTTATTTCTGGAGTTATTGTAACCCTACTTATTTTAGATGAAGAACTTATATACCCATAGAAATCTGATGGCAGAGCTGTTGTTTCAACATTATCATTATCGAATCCAGTAACAGCATTTAAACTAATTGAGCCAGTAGCAGCTGTTATTTTTATTAATGGTCTTAGATCATCTATTGTTGCAGATAATCTTATTGTGTTTTCCTTAAAAGAATTCCCACCAAAATACTTGTTTTTTAAATATCTACTAACGGTTCTGTTAAGATAACTTAATATTTCATGAGTATCAACACGCTCTTTGGCATGAAATGTTGCGCTTATTGTTTCCAGTAATTGCTGGAAATTATATACCATTTCTATTCCAGTCATAATTTATTCTTTTTCATTATTTCTATTCTGTCTAATTCTAAAATCATTAGTAACAGCCATGGCGTTTAACACAGCACCACCAACTATATCCTGATGCCACTTCTCACTTAACTCACAATCCTGAGATGTTAGATTCATTGGTAGAGGAATTCTAATGTAATCTAATTTTACGCTGTATAATGATGTGCTATCAGTCTGTATCGTTGTATATGAATCAGTAATTATATGGAAATCAGATTCCTTAATAAAAAAGATTGGATTAGTTAATAGCATCCCATTCATTTCTGAAGAATAAAACTTATTAATATATTTAAGTTCTACTGTTTCACACATTACCCAAGTATTGGTTGTTAATACAGGTGGACTTGTTCTTGTCATTATTACCTTAGAACCTATATAGTACATATAGTCTGAAGGTAGAACTCCGCTATGGTCATATGCATTTTCAGAATCTGCACTAACAATTTGCAGATTAGAGGCTTCAACTAAACTGTATAAAACTTCTGGACCAAATTCTAAAAATATTTTTTCTGATATCTCTAATTGCGATTTATTTAAAAAAGCAATAACTTCGCTATCTTCAAATCCAGCTACCGCACCACTACCGTTTAAATCATACTCAAGATAGAATGCATCTACCATTTCCTGTGTAGTCATTTCCTATTATTTAAATGATTTCTTAATCTGTGTATCTATCCTTAAATAGATATCATCTGTATCTCTTTTATAAATATTAAGTTGTTCAACTGTTCCCTGAAGCGTTGGGTCATTTTCGTTTATTGCATCACCACCTTGTAAGAAATATTTTTTACCCTTTTTAATTATAGCCCCAGCCTCAACAGCATCTTCTATAAATAGCTTCATTTCGTAATTGGGGTCTTTTATAATATTAATAACCCGATCTAATCCTTTTGGTTCCTCTATTAATTTGTCGATTTCACTTTTTAAAAAATCTACAGTTGATGTACTTGATGGTCTTTTACCATACACTCTTAGAAAATCTATCATCTTAGATGGTGAATTTTCTATTCTACCCAAAAACATATAAGCTTCCTTTCTTTTGTCTGTAGCTCTTGCTCTTGATTCTACTAGTTCATCTTCATCTACTAGAGCAAATACATATTCACCTCTTTTAAATCGTGATTCCCAATTAGGTGCTACATGTGGTTGTATCTTTAGTAATCTCCATCGCAGATTATCTATTGGATCATTAAGGTCTAACTCATAACCATTAGTCATTAATTTTTCATCTTTTCTTATTTTCACGAAAAATTTACTCCAATAATTATCTACTTTTTTATGTATGCTCAAATCCTCGTCAAGCAATTCTTCAAAATATGTTTGCTCTTCTCTTGTTAATATTGTTTCTAATCTACCCTTTTTAATACTATATGGTAAGCAAAAATGGACTTCTGTACCTGAATACATAAATTCTCCATCATGTCCCTTCCCGTTCATAGCACCTGGTTTTACAATAGGTTTTAGAATAACTTTTCTGTCCTCTAAAAATTTATTATTTGTCTTCATTCTTCTTCTTTAAAATATTTTAAATATACCCTACCAGTTATAGATAGGGTATATTTGGTATTCAATTATTAATTGTATTATACTGCGTTACACTTGATTTGTGCACAACGCATTGGATTTGAAATCCTAATACCACCAATAAACATTTTATGTACTTCATAACCATCAACACTTGATGCAGTCATGCCTGGTTTGGTCAGGTTGTTATACGGACTATAAGGATCACGCATACCAGGAATATATTTGAAGATTTCTTCTTCACCTTCTAACATAACCTTTTTGATATTCGAGTCACCACCAGCCGATCCAAAGTCTAGTAAATCATAATCCCTTGAGGATAGTAATCCACCATCTGGATGGTATACTTTATTACGAACTGGACTATCCTTCATAGGATCGTGCATCAATTCAAAAGTAATCCCATTAACTGTTCTGTACTCTAGGAACTGACCCTGATAAGTCATTTTATTTCCAGAAATGCTTATTCTATCTTGTGAAAAGTTAGGAGACCATGTTGATGCTTTATCTTCTACTGCATTATGAAATTGGAACATTCCATATTCCCCAGTAGAAAGAACAAAACGTCTTGAGTCTTCTGGAAGTTTACCAACAGATAAACCAATTGCTATTTCACTCAACCAATCAATATCAAATGTATTATAGTAAAATATATTTGATGGGGCTATTTGTTCATACAAACCATAACCTGCTCTGATTTCATAACCAGATTCACCAATATTACCATAACTTCCGTCTGATTTTTTGTTTGAATTTCCGTATAACAATAGACGAGCACGTTCACGTCTAAATTGAGTTAGGAAATCCCAATCCAATTTACTGATCCATCGTGTTTCAACCTTGCCATCTACTCCTACAAATGAAAACGCTAATGGTTTATTAAGACCTTTACGTATCATATTACCAGGAACTTTGTATTGCTTACGTATCATGGAAAGAGTGTTTTCCATCATAAATGGAGATGTGTGACTAACTTCACCACCTCTTTTAGAAAGAGTCTGCTCAACTAATGAATATTCTTTACTCCATCTTGTTCCTGCTGCAAGTTCGTCTGCTGGCACTGAAAGTAAATCATTACCTGTAACAAGCTGTACAGTATATGCCCATCCACCATCGATTGGTTCTGGATCTTTAACAATACGTAGTTTATACAAATCTGGTTTTTCACCAACAATTACATCTGTTGCAAAAAACATTCTTTGTGAGAATACCATAACGAATGTACTCATTCCAATACCAGGTGCAGATGGCAAGCTGTTACCATCAACATCAGCATAAGCTACACTTAATGGATAGTTAGTCTCATCAGCGCCCTGTAGCATCCATTTGAATGGTACGTCATCTTGTACGTATTCTGTTGGAAATTGGTCTAGAAATGATACTATATCATCTCCACCCAAGTTCACTTTATAAATTTGCTCAATTACTTTTGATATGAATTGAGGCTCTTGTGCAAATAATGCTCCTAAATGATTTTCTGTAGTCAAACCACTCCAATCTTTAGGTTCATATTTCTGCAATGGACTTATTAACATAATTTTATAAAATTAAAATTGTTATTGGATAACTCATTATGCAAACTTTTTCTTCATTGCTTCTATGTTTGCCTTCATTCTGTCATTATCCACAGTTGTTTCCCTTGCAGGCGAGCCTGAAGAGATTTCCTGACGTTTCTGTAGAACGGTATTTAACTCATCCATAGCAGATTTCTTAGCGCCAGTTTTTATTTTAGATATATCTGGTGATAGATTGCCATCATCAGTTATATTAAATAATCCAATACTATGATAGTAATGGAGTAATTTTTCAAATCCTAATGGATTTTTTGATCTAGTAACCATAACAGCATTCATTGGCATGCCATTGTTATCTGTTTCTATTGGTTTAGTCATAGATTCATATATAGTATCTTTTTCTCTATCGGTTAAAGTTATCCCTTCTATGAACTGGTTAATTGATGCAATATCCTCCTTTAAGGATTTTAAACTATTTTTTCTGTTGTCTTCGTTTTGCCTTTCTCTCTCCTTGGCATTAAGCTTCTCTGCTTTGATTGCTTCTGCTAATGATTCTTTACCTTCAGCTAAGGCTTCTTTAGATTCTTCTAGTAATTGTCCTAAATCATCAAACTGTTGTAATCTACGCTTAATGCGTGAATCCGACATTCCTTGTCTCTTATACATATCTGCGATAACTTTTTTCTGAAGATTTTCATCCTCTGCTAGATGGTCATCTGTTATGTTGTCAAGACGCATTTGATCTGAACGTATTCCTATCAATTTATCTAATGGTACATTCTCCTCAAAATTATTAATTAAATTCTTTATTTCTGATGGAAGTGAATTCTTGTATCCGTCTACATTTTTGTTGATTTCACCCTTTATCATATTAATTAAAAACTCTGCCTCATCGCCATCCAT